CACAGCGGCGGCAGCTTCAGCTCTAACGGCGTAGTGGTCGATTCCCACAAACACGGCGGCGTGAAGTCCGGCGGTGACACGTCCGGAGGGCCGCAGTAATGACCGTGCGATATTCCGGCATGAGCCGTGACACCGGCGGAACGCTGGCCGACCTCGACCATATTCGCCAGTCGGTGCGCGACATTCTGTTAACGCCGGTCGGTTCCCGCGTGATGCGCCGCAGCTACGGCTCGCTGCTGTCCACGCTGATTGACCAGCCGCAAAACGAGGCGCTGCGCCTGCAGATTATGTCGGCCTGCTACATGGCAATTTTGCAGTGGGAGCCGCGCGTAAAGCTGACCGGCATCTCTTACGAATCCGCGTTTGACGGCGGCATGGTGGTTGAAATCACCGGCAGCCGCACCGACACCGCGCAGGATTTTTCCTTAACCGTACCCGTGAGCTGATATGGCAACTATTGACCTGAGCCAGCTACCCGCGCCCGACGTGGTGGAAGCGCTGGACTATGAAACGTTACTCAACGAGCGCAAGGCCACGCTGGTATCGCTGTACCCGGCGGAGCAGCAGGACGCCATCGCGCGCACGCTGGCCCTGGAGTCCGAGCCGGTGGTGAAGCTGCTGCAGGAAAACGCGTACCGCGAGGTTATCCTGCGCCAGCGCGTCAACGAGGCGGCTAAGGCCGTGATGGTGGCGTATGCCCTGGCGGATGATTTAGACCAGCTTGGCGCAAACAACGGCGTTAGCCGCCTGACGCTGACGGCCGCCGACGACACCACAACCCCGCCGACCGCCGCCGTGATGGAAAGCGACGACGATTATCGCGTGCGCATCGCGGCTGCCTTTGAAGGGCTGAGCGTGGCCGGGCCGTCCGGCGCCTATGAGTACCACGCGAAAAGCGCCGATGGCCGCGTGGCGGACGCGTCAGCTATCAGCCCGTCGCCCGCTTGCGTCACCATCACCGTGCTGTCGCGCGAGGGCAACGGCGAGGCGGCCGCCGATCTGCTGGCCGTGGTAAATAAGGCGCTGAATGACGAGGACGTGCGCCCTGTGGCCGACAGGGTAACGGTGCAGTCGGCGGCAATTGTGGATTACGCCGTTGAGGCCGTTTTGTACCTCTATCCGGGGCCGGAGGCTGAGCCCATACGGGCCGCCGCCGGGGCAAAGCTTGCCGCCTTTGTCAGCGCGCAGGCCCGCCTCGGCCGGGATATCCGCAAATCTGCCCTGTACGCCGCGCTTCATGTTGAAGGCGTGCAGCGCGTGGAGCTTTTGCAGCCCGCCGCCGACGTGGTGCTGGATAAAACGCAGGCCGCGTACTGTACCGGATGGGCGCTTACGGTCGGGGGGTCGGATGAGTGATCGCCTGCTGCCGTCCGGCTCGTCGGCGCTGGAGGTGGCCGCAGCCGAAGCCTGCGCCACGATTGAAGCCATTCCGGCACCGCTGCGCCGGTTGTGGAACCCGCAGACCTGCCCGGTGGAGCTGTTGCCGTACCTTGCCTGGGCGTGGTCGGTTGACCGCTGGGATACCGGCTGGAGCGAGTCCACAAAGCGCGCCGTGGTGTCGGCCTCGCAGTACGTGCACAAGCATAAAGGCACGCTCGGCTCGATCCGGCGCGTGGTGGAGCCGCTCGGCTACCTGATCCGTATCGTTGAATGGTGGAAAACCGGCGGCGAGCCGGGGACGTTCCGGCTGGATGTGGGCGTGCTGGATACCGGCATTACCGAAGAAATGTATAACGAGCTGGAGCGCCTGATTGCCGACGCGAAGCCGTGCAGCCGCCACCTTGTCGGACTGTCGGTTAACCTCGACGCCAGCGGCGCGCTGCCGGTTGGTGCCGCCTGCTACAGCGGCGACGAGCTGACGGTTTACCCCTATACCCCTGAACTTATCAGCGTCGGCGGGCCGGTTTATTCCGGCGCGGCGGTGCATCTTATTGACCTGACGGAAGTGAGCGCATGACCACTAAATATTTTGCCCTGCTGACCAGCCAGGGCGCGGCAAAACTGGCGAACGCTGCGGCGCTCGGCACTAAATTGCAGATTACCGAAATGGCCGTGGGTGACGGCGGCGGCACGCTGCCCACGCCCGACGCGGCACAGACAAAGCTTGTCGGCGAAAAGCGCCGGGCCTCGCTGAACGCGCTGACGGTTGACGCGGCCAACAGCAGCCAGATCATCGCCGAGCAGATTATCCCCGAAAGCGAGGGCGGCTTCTGGATACGCGAAATCGGCCTGTTTGACGCCGACGGCGTGCTGATTGCCGTGGCCAACTGCGCGGAAACCTACAAGCCGCAGCTCGCCGAGGGCAGCGGCCGCACGCAGACCGTGCGCATGATTTTAATCGTCAACAGCACGAGCGCGGTTACGCTGAAAATCGACCCGTCCGTGGTGCTGGCAACGCGGCAGTACGTGGACAGCGCGGTGATCGAGGTGAAGGCTTACGCCGACAGGGCGCTGGCCGCGCACGTTGCCGCCGCCAATCCCCATAAGCAGTATCTGCAAACGGCAAACGCGCTGGCGGAAATTAAGGACGCCGGGCTGGTGACAAAAGCGCTGGCCGCGCTGGGGCTGGGCGACGGGTCGGCGGTGCCGGTTGGCGTGCCGCTGCCTTACCCGGCGGCAACCGCGCCGGACGGCTGGCTGAAGTGCAACGGCGCATCGTTCAGCGCCACGACCTATCCGCTGCTGGCGAAGGTCTATCCGTCGCTGAAACTGCCGGATTTACGCGGCGAGTTTATCCGAGGCTGGGACGACGGGCGCGGCGTGGATACCGGGCGGGGCATAGGTACCGCGCAGGGCGCAACCAGCATCCGCACGGCGGCGCTGGACTACTACGGCACTGACGACACCATGTCCTCGGCCACCGTGGGTACGGCCTTCAGCCAGGCTGAAGGCATCACCAACAGCCAGCCGTCCGGCGCAAGGTCGCCGGGCAATGGCGCGCTGGGCGCAACGCTGACTGATAACACCATGTCGTGTGCGCAGAACACGGCAGGCGTGACGCCCGGCAGCGTCTGGATTTCAGTGCGCCCGCGAAACGTCGCCTTTAACTACATCGTGAGGGCCGCATAATGGCAAAGATTACTTTGGATAAAAACGGCCTGGCGAAATCGGCCGGCACGCTGACGGTTTACAACTACGACAGCCTGAGCGGCGAATTTACCGGCGCGACGGATGAATATTTACCGCAGGGCGTGGGCGTCCCGGCGTGCGCCTGCAGCAGCGCGCCGCCGTCGGCAAAGTCGGGCCTCGTGGCGGTTTACCGGGACGGCGGCTGGCAGACCGTAGCCGATCACCGGGGCGAAACGGTTTATTCCACGGCGGACGGTTCGGCGACAGCAATCACCGCGCCGGGCGATTACCCGGCAGGCACCACCACGCAGGCACCGGCAACCGCGTTTGATAAATGGGACGGCGAAAAATGGGTAACGGACGGCGACGCACAGCAGGCTGCAGCAGTGAGCGAGGCCGAAGCGGAAAAGGCCGCGCGCATCAGTGAGGCCAATAGCACGACGCAGGCGTGGCAGACGCAGCTGCGGCTCGACATTATCACGGATGCGGATAAGGCATCGCTTACCGCGTGGATGAAGTACGTGCAGGAAGTACAAGCGATTAAAACTATAAATGCTAACAATATAAAATGGCCAAAAAAACCTTAGTTTAGAGCCCTCGTGGGCTCTTCTTTAAATGACAAAAAAAATAAAACCAACCGCCCAAAGCATTATCCATGTATAAATTGGAATTATTAAGTTTGGATTTTCAATATTGGAGCTAAATGGGGATGGCCCTTCTTTTTTTACAAGAACATATAACCATGCGTGTATAAGGGATACAAGCAAGAGGGATACTGTACAAATTAAAACAATTAACCCTTGCTTCAGGCTCATTGAACCTGATCCTTGAATGGTATTGTAAATCGTCATTAGTATTATCATAAGGAATGTTAAGGCTAAGCTGCTGACCCATAACAGCCAGTCACCATTTATTTTCCTAACTAATGAACCGAACTTTCCGAGTGGCTTGTCTTGCGACCATGCTCCTTTGTACTTTACTTCCATATCTTTGAATGCAATAGCTATCATAAATATGAATATATTTGAAAATGCAATGAATTGAAGGAGTTTGATTGTGTTCTTGGTATATCCCATGAAATAATCTATAGCCGAGAATCCTGTGGAGTGCGATATAACATAATATGTTATGAGTGCAGATAATGTCCAAAATGATAGTCGATAGTATATTTCTCTGCGCAAATCTTCTTTGATCCATGTTTCAATAAAGTTAGTTTCGGCAGAGTTTGGTTTTTTTGGCTTTTCGGCTTTACTCATGGAATTTTCACCCGAGATATTTTATTGAATGCTAATGTTGGTTATTAATTACTAGTGGTTTTTATACATTTTGGCAACATGTTTTGTCATCCATCAGCAAACTCCAATCGGATGCACCGCCGCGCCCGAGCAGGCAATCTGAGCGCACCCATTACACGGAGTGCATCAGATGTCTGATTATCATCACGGTGTCCGCGTTGTCGAAATCAACGACGGCACGCGCACCATTTCCACCGTCTCCACGGCGATTGTCGGGCTGGTCTGTACCGCCGACGACGCCGACGCCACCGCGTTCCCGCTGAATACGCCGGTACTGTTAACCAACGTGCAGGCCGGTATTGCCAAAGCCGGTAAGAAAGGCACGCTGGCCGCGTCCCTGCAGGCGATTGCCGACCAGTCAAAGCCCGTTACCGTCGTGGTGCGCGTGGCCGAAGGCGCGACCGAAGCGGAAACCATTTCCAATATCATCGGCACCACCGACGAAAACGGCCAGTATACCGGCATGAAGGCGCTGTTAAGCGCGCAGACCCAGCTCGACGTCAAGCCGCGCATTCTCGGCGTGCCGGGCCTCGACTCGCTGGAGGTCGCGACCGCGCTTGCCAACATCGCGCAGCAGCTGCGCGCCTTCTGCTACGTCTCGGCGTGGAATTGCAAAACCGTCTCTGATGCCATGAAGTACCGCGAGAACTTCAGCCAGCGCGAAATCATGGTTATCTGGCCTGATTTCATTGCCTGGAACACCACCGCCAACGCATCGGAAACCGCCTACGCCACGGCGCGGGCGCTGGGCCTGCGCGCCAGAATCGACAACGACACCGGCTGGCACAAAACGCTTTCTAACGTTGGTGTGAACGGCGTCACCGGGATTTCGGCGGGCGTCTTCTGGGACTTGCAGCAGACCGGCACCGACGCCGACCTGCTGAACGAAGCCTGCGTGACCACTCTTATCCGCAAGGATGGCTTTCGCTTCTGGGGAAACCGCACCTGCAGCGACGATCCGCTGTTTGCCTTTGAGAACTATACCCGCACCGCGCAGGTGCTGGCCGACACGATGGCCGAGGCGCATATGTGGGCCAACGATAAGCCGCTGACGCCGGTACTGGTGCGCGAGATTATCGCGGGCATCAACGCCAAATTCCGCGAGCTGGTGAACGCCGGTTATTTGCTGGGCGCATCCGCCTGGTATGACGAAAGCGCCAACGACAAGGACACGCTGAAGGCGGGCAAGCTGTCGATTGATTACGACTATACGCCGGTGCCGCCGCTGGAAGATTTAACCCTTCGCCAGCGTATTACTGACTCCTATCTGGCGAACTTCGCCGCGTCCGTTAACAGCTGAGGACTGAAAAATGGCACTGCCACGAAAACTCAAGGGGATGAACCTCTTTAACGACTCAAACAGCTATCAGGGCGTTGTTACCA